TTTCAAAGATGGAGGCTGGTATTTAGGCAGAAAAGCCTCAGCAGCTACAATCTGCGCAACGGTGGGAATGGCGATGGTCAGTCACTTTGCGACACGACCAGACACAGAAGTAGATATCGTGTTGGGTTGATTATGATATAATTTTGTGCTAATGGCACTCAAAGATTTGTTCGCGAAGGCTCCTGAACCTTTAACGGTTGATGCAGCTGCGACTCCAGTTCCTTATAACCTTTCAACAGCAAGCAACCTATTTGGCACTCTGGGATCTGCTTCACGCCAACAGGCGATGGCAATTCCAACAATCGCAAGAGCGCGTAACATCCTATGCAGCCTTGCGACTTTGCCATTAGAGCAATACATTAAAAGTACCGGCGCACACGTCGAACCCAATCGAGTAATTAACCAACCTGATTCGCGCGTTCCCGGTTCTACCATTTATGCATTTATTGCAGAAGATTTATTGTTCCATGGCGTGGCGTATGGACAAGTTATGTCTATGTATGCAGATGGACGAATCCAAGAATGGACACGCGTTGCGCCAGAGCGCGTAACTGAAACTCTTAACAGCGCATCAACTGAAATCGTTGGATTCCGTGTTGATGGATACGACGTGCCAACAATGGGTGTTGGATCACTTGTTGTCTTTACTGGTTTGGATGAAGGATTTTTAAGTCGCGCAGGTCGCACAATTAGAGCTGCAATCGCATTAGAAAATGCGTCAGAAGCATTTGCAAAAGAGCCAGTACCAATGATGGTTCTAAAATCAAATGGCACAAATCTTACTAGCGAGCGTATTGGCAAATTGCTTGAAGCCTGGCGCGTTGCCCGCAGTACACGATCAACCGCATTTCTTAATGCTGATGTTGAATTGCAGGCAATGGGAATTGATCCTAACAAACTGCAACTAAATGAAGCGCGTCAATATGTAGCGCTGGAGTTATGTCGTGCGATCGGCTTGCCTGCATACTTTGCAAGCGCAGAGACAACATCAATGACATATTCAAACGCGACTGCTGAACGTCGCTCACTTATTGATTTTGGTGGACGCAATTTGCTCGTGGCTATTGAGCAGCGTTTATCAATGCCGGATTTCGTCGGTCAAGGCAATGAAATCCGTTACTCGCTAGACGAATACCTGCGCGGTAATCCTTTGGAGCGCGCTCAGGTTTACGAAATCCTGAATCGTATTGGCGCAATGAGCGTTCAAGAGATTCGCGAACAAGAGGACTTAATCGACACATGAGAATAACAATGCCAGTAACAATTACTGCCTCAGATGCTGAATCACGCATTATCGCAGGACGAATTGTGCAATGGGACGCAGAAGGTAACACTTCAGCAGGTCGCACAAAGTTTCTACCTAACTCAATCGAGTTCGGCAAAAACACAAAATTAGTTTTAGAACATAACCGCACAAAGCCTCTTGGCAAGTTAGTCGAATGGTCTCAGGACGATACAGGAATCACTGCATCATTCAAGATCGCAAAGACAACTGCTGGAAATGATGCTTTGGAAGAAGCTGCTACTGGACTTCGTTCAGATTTTAGCGTTGGCGTCGAAGTAGATGCGTGGGATAACAAGGATGGCGTTATGGCTATCAGCGCATCGAAGTTAATTGAAGTTTCACTCGTAACTGATGGAGCAATCCCAGGTGCAGAAGTGGAAAAGGTTGCAGCTACCGAAACACAAGGACAAGCTGCATCCGAATCAACCCCGGAACCTCAGATCGAGGAACCTAAGACAGAAGGAGATGACCTAGTGTCAGAAACCGTTTCAGAGGCAGTATCAACCGAAGCGGTTGAAGCTGCTAAGGCAGAAGTCAAAGCGACTTCATATCCACTAAACTCACAAAAAGTTCGCAACCCAATCGTAGACAAGGCTTCATACTTGGAGCACTCAGTTCGCGCATCATTGGGTAACGAAGATTCCAAGATGTACGTTGCAGCAGCAGCGGACACAACTGACAATGCTGGTCTAGTACCAACACGTCAATTAACAGAAGTAATTAACGGCATCTCAAACGCAGATCGCCCAATCATTGACTCAATCTCACGCGGAGCACTACCTGATGCAGGTATGACTTTTGAGATTCCTAAAATCACAGTTGCACCAACAGTTGCAGTAGCATCTGAAGGCGGAACACCATCAAATACAACGATGAACTCAGCGTTCGTCAGCGTGAATGTTCAGAAGTTTATCGGACAACAGACATTCTCTCTAGAACTTCTAGATCGTTCATCACCAGCGTTCTTCGCTGAGTTGGTTCGTCAAATGGAGTTCGCATACGCAAAGGCAACAGATGTTGCAGTTGGTACTGCACTAATCAACGGTGGAACAGATGGCGGAAACCGCGCAGCATTAACTACAGGTGCTTTGGTCGCTGACTTTGTTTCAGATGCAGCTGTTTCAATCTACAAGGGAACACTTGGATTCGCTCAGAACGTTATCGTGTCTCCAGAACAATGGGGCGCACTAATGGGCTTGGTTGATTCTTCAAACCGTCCAATTTTCCAGCAGACAATCAACCCTCAGAATGCTGGCGGAACATTGACTGCAACAGCAATCCGCGGAAACCTACTAGGACTTAACCTACGCGTTTCAACTGCACTAACAGACGGCTCAGGACTTGGCGATAACACAGTTATCATCGTGAACCCAGATGCGTACACATGGTACGAGTCAGCACGTCTATCACTACAGACAAACGTGATCTCAACAGGTCAGGTTCAGGTCGGATACTACGGTTACGGCGCAATCGCGACAAAGCTTGGCGCAGGCGCATACCGCTTCATGGTTGCATAAGTAACCAACAATTAATCATGCCGGGGGGGTTGCTCCCGATCTCCCCGGCAGCAGTTTAGAGAGGATGAAATGCCAAGTATTATCACAGCAGCAGAGTTGAGATCAGTGCTTGGCGTTTCGTCTGCTCTTTATTCAGACGCATATTTGAACGACATAATCGATACATCTGAGGCAGTCATCTTGCCTTTGCTTACAACATTTTCTGCACCGATTCAAATGGTTTCGCTGACAAGCAATGTCGCAACCTTTACGACGGTAGGAATCCATGAGTTTACAGAAGGACAATCAGTTGTCATCGCAGGATGCGGAACACCATTTAACGGCACTCGAACAGTCAATGATGATGTCGATGCATACACATTTACAGCAAACATCACTAATGCCGATGTTCTCGAACGAAATGTCATACCTAGCGGATCCGCAACACTTACAGGCGCTTCAACGTATGTTGGAGTGGCAGCGGTCGAATCCGCGATCATCGTAGTTTCAGTTGAAGTATTTCAATCTCGTACTGCTCCAGGCGGACAGATCGAAGGCGTGGACTTTACGCCAAGCCCTTACCGTATGGGACGCAGCTTGTTCAATCGCGTAGTTGGTTTGCTTGGACCTTACATCGATGTTGAAACGATGGCTCAGTAATGCCGAGCACTATTCTTTCAGCAGTTCGTACTCCTCTTGCCACAGCATTATCTGGAGTTTCTGCCAACATATTCAGTTATGTTCCAGAGCAAGTTCCAGTACCTGCTGTTGTCGTCGTTCCGGATTCTCCATACATGGAGTTTGAGACAATCGGCAAGAGCACCTTTCGATGCAAATTAAATTATACGATTACTTGCTGCGTTGCTTACAACAGCAATCCTGCATCGCTTGATAACATCGAGCAGCTAATAACAAGTGTTGTGGCGGTTATACCAAATGGATACGAAGTCCAAGTGGTTGATCGACCAACAGTCACACAAGTAGGCGCTAGTAACTTGCTAGTCGCGGACATACGCGTATCCACCTGGTATACGCAGACAGCATAAGGAGAACCAATAATGCCAACAACAGTCATTACGGGTCGCGACCTCGTTCTAACCATCGCAACAGTAAACTACGATGCTCAGACAACTAGCGTGACTCTCGTAAACTCACCAACTATCGATATCTACCAAACCCTCGATGGTAAGGCTTTTAAGCACACAGACGACAACTGGACTCTCAACGTAGAGTTACTTGCCGACTGGGGTGTTGCATCATCACTATTCGAAGCAATGTGGACTGCAGCTGATACAAATCCAAACACAACTCTTGCAGTATCTTTAACAGCTGCAACAGGTGCTGTATTTGCTTGCAACGTCTTGCCAGTATTCCCAACAATCGGCGGAGCTGCTCCAGGAGCACAGACTGATACTTGGGCGCTACAAGTAGTTGGAACACCAGCAGACACATTCAGTTAAAATCTACCAACGGGAGCAAAGATGAAACTACCAAT